GGCAATCATAGTAGGTAGGCACATTAGCTGATCCTCGCAAATTCTATGAACGGTGAAACCTTACGAACGAACGTGAACCCCAGGAACTTGAGCCACCTGATGTGCAGCTCGTTCTCTTCATGTACCGCGTTGGCAAGGAGATCGTAGGGCGCCGCGATCTCCTCAAGCCACTTGCGGCTCTCACGCAGGAAACGGGTTCGTATATCTTTAATTCTATCTGACCCCAGGAGCCACACGGCCCCCGCGCCCTCGGGGACACCCACTGTCAGGGGTGACACACCGAACATGGCAATCGCCTCTCCCTCATGCTCGACGGTATAGCAAGGGGTGGAGGCTTCATAGCCCACTCTTAATGCTACCTCGGGGGTAACCTTGTGGGCTTGAAGCTCCTTGAGGTCGGCTGGGCGCAACTGTCCCGCCAAGGACTCACAGTCTGCAGCCAGCGAAAGACGGACGTGGGGTATCACAATCGGATACGCCTCGTTCTCGTATGGTAGAGCGCCTCCCATTCGGCCATCAGGAACCGTGAAGGCAGTGGTGAATCATTAGTAATAGCTATTGTTATCTGTTCGTGGTCCCCCATTACCGGGAACCTGAACTCACCCTCATCGAGTGTCACGCTCCCCAGTGATACCTCGGGGTCGCCCGCGACAATGCCACTCATCTCGTAATTGTAGGCGCTACCGTTCGTCGGGGTCACCACCATCTTAAAGTACCCCGAACCCGCGTAGACCACCGTGCCGTGGCGTAACCGGAAGCTCCCTGAGGTTACCTTGGTGGGCGCTCCCTGGGCGGTGCCTGACTGCAGCACAATCTTAGAGAAGGTGTAATTCATTGTGTACTGTTCGCCCACCCAGAACGGGGTGGACGTGTGGTCCCCTGAGAGGACCAGGGTACCGCCCGACCCTGAGGGGGTCCCCGTGGTATTCGAGCTGACCGTGATAAGTACGCCCGCGTCAGTGTCCCCGGACTCGCGGGTCACCGCCTGCATCGTGGAACCCGCCGGGATCGCGTAGGGTAGCGTCACGGTCGTCGTGTTGGCCCCGGAGTTGTAAGACCCGATGGTCAGGTCAGTGTTAATGACCCTGCGGTCCAACCGGACCCGGAAGTCTGAGTCGGTATCCACGAGGTATGGCTCGAAGTCCAGCCTCTCCAGGCTCACGTCTGAGTCGCTACCCGTGGTGCGGGCGGTGACAACGTACAGCTCCTGGTCAATCCATTCGATATGTTTAACTACCGTCCCCGTGCCACCCAGGGTGAACTTGCACCAGGAACTCTGGGTCCTTCGGTCACCATTGATAAACCACTTGTAGCAGTAGATTGTGTTGGTGGCGCCAGAGGCGAGTACCGCGAGGGCGTCCTCGGTCTGGCTCACTGCCAGCTTCGTAATGGTCCCCTGGATATACGCGGGGATCTGTGCCGTCAGCTCGGGGGCTGAGAAGCGGGTACGCACACTGGTGGACTGGTCAAACATCTCTCTGACCAAACTGGTGTTACCCCGCAGGGCCGGGAAAAAGACGGAGTTCTGAGCTGAAACCGGGGTGGTCGTCGGGATATTCTCCCATTCCCCTGCGGAGGTAACATATACATTCTTAGGTGTCAGGGTGCCATCCTGCCCACCACGGATAACGAACTGGGTTAGCTGGGAGAACACCAGCAACTGGTCGTTCTGGGGGACCGCGTGGTTCAGCAGGCTCACCTTGGGGTGCGCCGCGATAACCGACAGGCGGGCCGTGTCCAGCAGGTCCGTGACAGAGGTTCTGAAGAAGTTAAAGTACGCACCACTCTCGGAGAAGGTGGTGGTTTCTCCTGAGATAAGTACCAGGCGATCCTGAAAGAACGAGATGCCCCTGAGGGCGTTGCCGTCAGCGCCTGCGGAAGTCGCGGCGAAGTCAGGTCGCGGGTTTGTCGTAGCATCCCCAGCGGCCTGGTCCGTCCAGCCGGGGACGTCTACGGCGGTAGAGCCAGCGTGGTCGCGGGTGACCCCGTCTGCCGGGGTCCACAGGAACTTGCCGTCAGACTTGCGGATCAGCAAGTGAGGCATGGTTGTCGGGTCGAGCTGGTATTCGATACCAGGCGCTATAGTTTCCTCCCAGATACCCTGGGCGAAGTCACCCTCGTCTATAGTCTCAAACTTAACGTAGTAGCCAACAGCGGCAGCTATGAGGCTCTGGTCAGGCTCACCCTCGATCTTGATCGTGAACCCGTTAGGGGCGGTGGTGGGGAGCTTCGCAAAGGTCTGTATGCTGCCCTTGGCCCCAATGAGATTGGTGTTACCCACGGAGTCCTCAACACTGAACCTGAAGTCGGCTGAGTCATCGCGCTGGATATGGATGACAGACCCTTCGCGGGTAACTGTCCAGTCGTCAGTGTCGAGTCCAGTTATGGGTAGCAAGGTCCCTGATCTGCTAAGGGAGCCTGAGAAGGCAGCTCCGCCTGTAAGCCCTGACTCGAGAGCTGCTGCTATATTGTTTGTCTGTATATCAGACTCATGGGCAATATCACTGGAGTCCTGGGTGGTGTAGGAAACCGTACTCTCACTACCACCGTCCGAAAGGGACAGGGTGATCTTGTATTCCGTCGAGTAGTTGCCCGTCTTCACGAAGACCAGGGCTTCCTTGTTTCGAGCGGGCGAGGTAGCCGACTTCATCTTTGGCTGGATCGCCTTGTTGAGGACCCAGGTGAAGTCACCCACTGTCAGGCACTCAATGTCAGTGTCGGGAGTCGCGGTCGCAAGGTACGTCAGGTCGGCAGCTTCTACTGGGTCACCCCCGGTGTCGTTAATGACCACCTGGGTCGTGGGGGCCGTGAAGTTGTACACGTCCAGGTCCCCGTTGGACACCCCTACCGCGTAGCGCTCCGTCGAGCTGCGGTTAATCAGGTGCCAGTAGGCCACCCCTGACGGCGCGTTGCCCATGACCCCCAGGTGTTCGGTGTGGGGGCGCTTCTGAAGCCCCTCGATAACCGTAGCCAGCGCGTTCTCCTGCTCCTCGCATTGCTCGGGGAACCGAAGCTCCGCGGGCTGCTGGCTGACGCCCCCAAGCATGTTGGGGGTAGTCGTGGTTACTAAAGGCATTAGAAGCTTACCAGGTTCAGCGGGCTACCACGGTTGATGATTCTTGCAGCGTCCCAGTGGTCCTTCATGTTGAAGTCACCAGTGTCACCCTCGGTTTCCTTAAGGTCCCCAAGCGCCTGGATCTCGTCAGCCATGCTGAAGGCGTGTTGGTGGTTATAGCCCACCAGGCGATCCGCGAATATCCGGGCCGCTCGAACCATCATGTAGCGCCGGGCTGCTTCGGGGAGCGCAGTCCACTCCAGGTGGTAAATGATGTCCACGGTCAGCTTAGAGTCAGTGAACGCGGTCGTGTGGTTTTTTCTATCATAGAGCGAGGTGCCACGCTGGACAATATCAAGGTCCGTGTGGTAGCCGGGGTGCGCGTCAATCCTCAGGACATTCTCTGCCAGGGTGACGATGTCGCTGCCGTCCGGTGTCAGCTCGACCTTCTGTTCAAAGTTGAAAACCCAGCCGCGGGACAGAACCTCGCGCCTGACTTCCTCAAGTATGTTGGTAGCCATGGATACGTCAGCACCCACGGACCCCGTGATGGAGCTGACAGGGGACGTACCGACCGCTGAGAGCATTACGTTGACAGCCTCAAGCTCAGTCGTGAAGGTCGTTGCCATTGTCTTCTCCTGAAAATGAAAAAAAGGGGGAAGAACCGAAGTCCTTCCCCCATGAGGCACCACTTAGTAACCCGAAGGCTACCAGCGATTCTTAGGTACTCTTAATGACCGTTGCAGCCTCGGGACGCAAGTAGCTGTGTCCCATAGCGTAGCGGGCTACCAAGAGCCAGGCCAGCCTGTCAGTCTGATAATCAGAGAGGACCTGAAGATCAGACATCTTGACCGTACCGACAGCCGAACGATGGAAGCACAGCGCCTCTACGTTCTCCCAGTTGCCGTTGTAGCCATTACCGCCCCCTGGTGGGAACGGCGAGTTGTTGGCACCAGTGTCGGTAGTGCCAGTGAGGTCACCGCTGCCGAAGTTGTTAGTCGCAACAATGTTGAAACCAGCAATACGAAGAACAACACCAGAAGCGATGTCGCCGTTGCCAGCATCGGTGTAGTCACGATTGACTAACTTCGAGTCAACACCCGCCAGGTTGTAATACTGGCCGGGAGCTACAGCACACCAACGATCCTCTTTAGGAATGTCCACCAGATCCAACTGCTCTGCAGCAGTGAAGATGGCGTTGATGAAATCAGCTACCACAGTGTCGGCGGTAGCGACCGTAATGACGGCATTTGTCGGGCCACCAGTTACGTTCGCTGTCGTTGTCAAACCTGCCGCGAGGGCAGTGGCAAGGATGTGCGAATCAGCTTCCTTAGCCAGGGCGCGACCAATCAGACTCGAGTACTCACTGCGATGATCCCAGTGGTTCTTGAGGCTGTCGAGGTCATCGATCATCACGCCTGATACCAGGCACTCATCGATGAATATCTCGCGCTCGTTTTGGTTTACAGAAGAAAGGTACGCGCTACCACCAGCGGAAGAGTCAGAAATCAGACTCTCGCCAGGGGTGTGCCAATCGGCACTAGCCGTACCAACTACGGGGAACTGAGCGGATTTACCACTCGCTATGGTGCGGACAATTCCTTTGTCCATAAATTTGTTGGCTTCAGAGAAAGTCGATAAAACTTCCCCACTGAAGACCTTCAAAAATAGGGCATTAGCATCGCCAGCAGCATTAACTTGACCAAGTCTTGAAAGGGCCATAGTTAAATCTCCATTAGAGATGAAGTGTCAGAGTTAAAGTCCCGTTAGGGAACACAGAGGCATATCTGATACTGCACCCGTCACAGAGGGTTACCTGGACAACGCCAGACCCCGGCAGACCTGCGATCAGTTCGTCTTCCTTCTGAATAGAAGTGAAGATATACCCAGTAATGCAGCCGCCGTAGCGGCCCCGATTATGGGGTTGCCAGTAACGACACCTACGAGATCACCGATAGCGGGTCCGTAGATGTCGAGTTCTTGAGCCGCAACCTCGCCAACGGTTGTTGTTAAACCGTCAGCGAGGCGCAATGGTGCCTTAAGTAATGAGCAGCCTGAAGTGAGAAGGGGCATACTCATTGAAAAGAAAAGAAGTTGTTTATTCACCTGCCTTCACCTTGGTCCGTGACCAGATATAGACAGAGGCTACGCCTGCAGCGCCCAGGGCGGCTGCGGCCTTAACCTTCCAATCGTCGGAAGAGTTCAGCACGTTGTGCATGAGCCATCCGACCACGCCTGTGAACCAGGCTTCGGTAGTTTTCCATCCGGGTTTCATATCTTTATACTCCGCAATGACCGTGGCACTCGTCCACGAAAAAGTCGAATGTCATTTGGTCGCCTACAAAATCAATCTCATCCAGGGGCTTGCACTGCCTATGCAGATACGCCTCACCCCTGAGTCCAGTCTTAGACTGGTCCCGTATACTTCTGTCGAACTCAACCGCCTCCTGAAATACCTCAGGGTGCTGGGTCTTGTAGTATTGCCAGCCCGCGTTGCTCCTGAAGGGGCAGAAGATACATGCACTCTTCTCGGGCATCGGCCAGTCGTACTCGGCAATAATATCAAGACACCTGTCGCGCCTGATCCGTGCGTCCACCAAGGGGTACTGGTTGTCGATCCAGCGGGTGCTGTTGGGTTTCATTCTCGTGGCCTCGTCAAACGAGATTCCAATGAGCGCCCTCACGTTTTCTTTGACCCGCTGGCGGGGTATGTAACCCAACTGCCCGCGGATAGCCCTCTCCATCGGGATTATCTTAAAGTCTCGAGTGCAGTGCCTGGGGATCATCTGGACATCCCCACACGGAGACTTCACGAAGCAGGGGATCGAGCTGAAGCGGTGCTTGCCCCGCACGGCCCCATTGATATAAAGCTCACCCAGGTTACCCGCGGTCGCGGTAATCACCTTCACATCACTGATGTCCTGTAACCGCTTTACTTGGTCTGTGGTGAACGTGGGTTCTCCCTGGGTATCGGAGAACACAGCTACGTCCGGTAGGGGTACGTTGTACTTTTCCCGAAGCTCTGGCTTGTTAGCCATGAGCAGCAGGGCCGTACTCTGGATGCCAGCACCCAGTGCAAGGTAGGTGTAATCGTATTCTTTATCGGGGTCGTAATATCCGGGGATGACACTCATCCCATGATGTCCGATATAGCCAAGCGGTTCTCAACCTTCTTGCGGAACGCTGGGTCCTTTTTGTAATCAGTACTCTGCATGTCCTTAGTGAGTTGAGCAATACTCTCATAAGGCGATGGCCCACCAGGGCCTTCAGGTTCACTCTTGAGTAGCTGCGGGGGTGAGCCTTCAGCCTGGTGGTGCCTCGCCTGGAGTCCCTTCACCGCGATAGCCGCGGCGTCGTAGTCTCCACTTTCGACTGTATTGTTGTATGCCTGTACCTCGGCCTCTGAGAGGTTAGCCCGCGCCCACACAAGAGTCTCCTGGTACCCCTCCTGCCCGCCAGCTATCTCGTGAATCTTGTTGACCTCTTGCTGCTGCTGCGCCCGCTGGCCGTCAATGAAGGCCGTCACGAGATCGCGGGAAAGCCCCATGCCCTCGAGCTGGCCGAAGGAGTTCTCCGACAGCTCACCCTTCTCGAAGTATTCCTTCGCAAAAGGCTCCAGCTTCGACTGGTCAATATCACCAATCTCAGCAGCCTCGGGGGCGCCTTCGATTGTCTCAAGTTTCTCGGGTGCCTCGCCGCCTATCTTTTGCTCAAGGT